CGAACAAGGAGTTTGTCGGCATCACCGGCACGAGCCGTCCGGTCGAGTATCTGGACGGTGACGCAACCTGTCGGGCCAATCTGCTCAATAACGCGAACATCACCACGATCATTCGCGACGGCGGCTATCGCCTGTGGGGTAACCGCACGCTGTCCAGCGATCCGAAATGGGCGTTCGTCACCCGCGTGCGGACCTGCGACATCCTCATGGATGCAATCCAGGCCGGGCACAAGTGGGCGGTCGATCGCTCGATCACCAAGACCTACGTCAAGGATGTGACCGAAGGCCTTCAGGCGTTCATGCGCGACCAGAAGAACGCCGGCGCGGTGATCAACTTCGAAGTCTACGCGGACACCGAAATGAACACGGCCAGCCAGATCGAGCAGGGCAAGGTGTATTGGCGCATCCGCTTCACCGACGTGCCGCCGGCCGAAAACCCGATTTTCCTGATCGAGGTCACCAACGAATGGCTGACCGAAGTGCTTGAAGCCTAAGGGGGCTAACCGATGATTCCTCAGACTCTTTCCAACTGTGCGGTGTTTGTCGACGGCGTGAGTTTCGCCGGCGACGTGCCGACCCTGTCGCTGCCCAAGCTGACCCAAAAAACCGAGGACTACCAAGGCGGCGGCATGCTTGCGCCGGTCGAGTTCGCCCTGGGGCTGGAGAAGCTGGAGGCGGCATTTACCACCAACGGCGTGCGCCGCGAGTCGCTTAAGTTCTTCGGCCTGTCCGACCAGACCGCGACCAACTTGGTGTTCCGTGCCGCGTTCAAGGGCCTGAAAGGCGCTGTGACGCCGGTGATCGTCACCATGCGCGGCGGCATCAAAGAAGTCGACATGGGCGACTGGAAGCCGGCCACCGTCAGCGAGATCAAGCACGCGGTCAAGCTGACCTACTACAAGCTCGAAATCGACGGTCGCGTCATGTACGAGATCGATCCTATCAACATGATTCTGGTCGTCGATGGCGTCGATCAAATGGCGGCCGAACGTTCGGCCCTCGGCCTGTAAGGAATAAGAAAAATGACTCAAGCAAATGCAAGCAAGCCGGTTCCGTCGTGGCTGTCCGTGAGCGATGACAGTGTCACTGTGACCATGAAGGGTACGGTCAATCTGGGCGGCATTGTGACTGACCGGCTGATGATGCGCGCCCCTACGGTGCGCGATGAGCGGGGCGCGACGATCGCCGCCAAGGGTGATGCCGAGGTGTACGAAATCAACCTGCTGTGCAGCCTGTTGCAAGCGACCGAGGCGGAGGTGGTGGCCCTGACCAGCCGGAACTACCAGCGCTTGCAGGCCGGCTATTTTCGCATGGTCGAAGAGGACGAGCTTTAACCCCGAGACGCAATGGATCGCGGCCAAGCGCTTGGCGACAGAGACGGGATTCTCTGCCGCCGAGATCGAGGCTATGACCTTTGACCGGATGCTGTGGTGGCTCAGGGATTGAGCCGCCTTCGACTCGACGACGAATAGGGCACGCACATGAGCAATAAACTCGCGCTCGGCCTGGTCATTGGCGGTGCCGTCAGTTCCACGGTGGGGGCGGCGTTCAAGGACGTCTCCGGCCGGATCAAGAAGCTGGAGGAAACCGGCAAAAAAGCCCGGGTGCTGGAAAAGACGATTGACGACACCATGCGGCTGCGCGACGAATGGCGCAAGGCACACATGGAGGGCGACAAGGGCGCCGATGCACTGCGCAAGAAGCTGGAAACCAATCTCGCCGCGCTGAAGAAGCAGGGCGTTGAGGTTGGCAACCTGACCAAGGCCTATGCCCAGATGGGGCGCACGGCGCGCGGTGCTGAGCTGAAGGCCAAGGGGCATATGCAGCTCGATGCCGGCAAGCAGCAGATGAAAAGCAGCATCGGTCAGGCTACGGCGGCCTCGGCCGCCATGATCTTGCCGACGAAGGTTAGCGCGGACTATGGCGCGATCATTCGGGACATCGCGATCAAGGCCAACATTGCCAACAAGCCCGAAGAGGCCCAGCTATCCAAGACGGTGATCGACACATCGCGCGACACTGGCATGGCGCGCAATCAGGTGGCCGAGGTGGTCAACGCCCTGGTAGGCGCCGGCATGGAGCTGGACAAGGCGCTGGCCTACGCACCGACGGCGGCCAAGTTCGCGGTTGGGCAGGGATCGGACGGCGGCGAAACCGCCCGAATGATCAACGCCCTGGGGCAGAACGCCAAGATCACCGACCCGGAAGTGATGCAAAAGGCGCTGGAGGCGATCGCTTACCAAGGGCAGGCGGGCAGCTTTGAGGCGGCCGACATGGCGCGCTGGTTCCCCGAATTGCTCGCGGGCATGGGCAAGCTGGGCATTACCGGCATGGACTCGGTGACGCAACTGGGCGCAATGCTTCAGGTGCAGATGAAGACCGCCGGCGGCTCGGACGAGGCGGCCAACAACCTCAAGAACTGGATGGAGAAAATCGGCTCCGGCGACACCGTCGAGGCCTACAAGAAGGCCGGGATCGACTATCAGGGCTCGATGCAGACAGGCCTGCAGAATGGCAAATCCACGTTGGAGTCCAGCTTTGCGCTGGCCCAAAAGTATATCGAAGCGACCGACCCGAAGAAGGCCGCCGAGATGGCGAAGGCCGTGGCCGGGATCAGTCAGGAAACCGATCCCGAGAAAGCCAAGGCCATGATCGCGTCCCTGGAGCAGGCTTTGCGCACCGGCGACCTGTTCGCCGACATGCAGGTCAAGGGCGCCTTGACCGCGTACATGCAGAACAAGGATCTGTACGACAAGCTGAAAAAGGACTCGGCCAGCGCGACTGGCATCCTGGACAAGAACCTTGCGGAACGCCGGCAGTCGTCGGCGCAGAAGTGGGCCGAAATGGCCCAGGGGTTTGATGACTCTATGCGGGCGGTCGGGGATGCCATGCGCCCGGTCACGGACGCGGTGGCGGATGGTATCACCTCGGTGACCGGCGGTCTGGCCAGGCTGTCGGATGAGTCGCCCCGGGTGGTGGCCGGCATCGGCATGGCCGTGGCGGCCGTGATTGGCCTGTCGACGGCGGTGAGCAGTTTCAAGATGGCCAAGGGCTTGATGAACATCGGCCGCGGTTCGCTGATGGGTAATCCGAATATTCCGCAAAAGGTGATCGTGACCAATATGCCGGCCGGCGGTGCGGGTGGGCTGGACGCGGGCGGCGTCGATGCCGATGGCGGCAAGGGCAAGAAAGGCGGAAAAGGCGGCGGGGGGCGCGGTCGGAGTATTGGCGCCGGCATGAAAGGTCCGGCGATGTTGGCGGTGGTGGATGCCGGCTTTAAAGCCTACGACACCTATCAAAACGCCGAGACGCAGGATGAGAAAGCCGAAGGCTACGGTCAGGCGGCGGGCGGCTTGGCCGGTACGTTGGCCGGTGCGGCCGCCGGTGCGGCGATCGGCACCGCCGTGCCGGTTATTGGGAACATCGTCGGCGGGCTGATCGGTGGCTACCTGGGTTACATGGGGGGTGATGCCCTGGGCGGCGTGGCCGGGAAGTCGATGTTTGGCGGCGACGCCTCGCTCAAGAGTCTGCCGGCGGCCGGGCCGCTGATGATGCCCAACGCCGGCAAGGACATTCCGCCGGTACTGGGCGATATCGCCAAGTCGTTCGTCAAGCCGCCGGGCTCAGCGCCGCTGATGATGGCGCCGCCGGGCAAGGGGCCGGTACCAGTCCCAGCGGCGCAGCTCGGGGATGTCGGCCGCTCGATGATGCTGCCGCCGGCCAGTGCTGACGCCACGGCCGGGCCGCTGGCCAAGCCGCCGGCGGCCAGTCCGCCACCGGCCAACATCGAAGCCAAGGTGGACATCCAAGCGCCGTTCACGTTGACCGTTCAGGGTGACGTGCAGGATGCCAACGCGCTCTACAACAAGCTCAAGCCATTGCTCGATCAGCACTACCGCGACCTCGCCAAGCAGCAGGAAAGCCGCAAGCTGTTCGATGCGCCGCACGTTTAATCAGGGGGACACATGGAAGCATTGGGGCAGTTGCAGTCGGGGCTGAAGTACTTGGCCACGGCGGGAGAGACGGGCCGGCGCAGTCTGGATGGAATGATGGCGCCGGTGAATGGCGCGATCGGGGAAATCACCGGCGCCGCGTCCGAGCTGGAGGGGCTGCCCTTTGTCGGGCCGGCGGTGGGGGCCAAGTTGCAGCGCGTCATGCGCGGGGTGAATGCGGCGCAGGCCCAAGTCGGGCGCGTGGTGGCCATGTACGGCACGGCGACGCGGGCGGCCACGCAGATCGACGAGCGCTTTGGCGTGCTGAAGGAGCAGGCTGGCAAGGCGGCCACGGCAATCAACAAGATTGCCGGCAAGGCCAGTCCGGCATTGGCCAACATCGTGCCCACCGGGGCTTTCGCCACGGATCAGACGCCGGCGCCGGAAGCAGTGAAACCGTTCCCGCACCTGCTGATCATCCAGCCGCAAGATCCGAAGGCGCAGCCCTACTTCTTCAATCTGGACACGGCGGCCTTTGACGAACTGCGCCGCTCGACCGAATTCCGCTGGGCCTCGCAAGAGCGCCTGTCGCGGCGGCCGGCGCAGCAGGCGGTGGGCATCGGCGACGAGAAAATCACCCTCAAGGGCGCAATTTTCCCGGGCTTCAAGGGCGGGCTCAAACAGCTCGACACGCTGCGCGCGCTCGGCGCCCAGTTCCAGCCGCTGACCCTAACCACCGGTTATGGCGACGTGCTGGGAACTTGGTGCCTCAAGAGTGTTGACGAAGAGCAGGGCGCGCTGATGGCCGGTGGTATCCCGCGTAAACAGGGCTTTACCTTGGAGTTTGTGCACTATGGCGACGACATGCAGAACGTCTGACGGGGATCTGTTGGACACCATCTGTCACAACTATTACGGGCACCTGAATGGCTGCGTCGAGGCGGTGCTGGATGCCAATCAGGGGTTGGCCGATGAAGAGCAGCCCTACCGCACCGGCGTGGTGATCATGCTGCCGGATCTGGTCAGTCCCGTGACCGAAGAGGTCACGTTGTGGGATTGATCCCCATCCGGAGCGCCGCCGGCGCTCTTTCGCGTTACGCCTAACGCTCCGCTTACTTGGCCCGCCTAGCGCGGGCTTTCTTTTGGAAAAAATCCATGACCCCCCGATTCCGTATTGTGGCCGACGGCAATGACATCACGGCGCTGTTGAATGATCGGCTGATTCAGTTGAGCGTCACCGACAAGACCGGCATGGAGTCCGACGAATTCGAACTGCGCATTGACGATCGCGACGGCCTGGTCACGTTGCCGCGCAAGGGCGTGGGGATCGAGGTCTATCTGGGCTACGTCGAGACGTCGCTGGCGCGGCTGGGCCGCTACGTGGTGGACGAGGTCACGGTGTCCGGTCCGCCGGACACCATCGTGATCAAGGGCAAGGCCAGCGACATGCGCGGCAGCGGCAAGACCATTCGCAGCGGGAGCTGGGAAAACGTGCCGCTGTCGAAGATCGTGGCCGACGTCGCCGCGCGCAACGGCTGGGCGCCGGTGTGTCCGGTCAGCACGAAGGTCGCCCGGGCCGATCAGCTCAATGAATCCGACTTCAATTTCATCACGCGCTTGGCCAAGCAGTACGACTGCACGGCCAAGGTCGCCGACGGCAAGTTGCTGGTGATGCCCCGCCAAGACGGGCAGACGGCCAGCGGCAAGGCGTTCGCGCCGATCGTGATCACTCGCCGCGATGTCAGCCGCTGGCAGTTTCACTTAGGCGATCGAAACTCGCACAAAGCCGTCGGGGCCAAACATCAGGACAAGAAGACCGGCAAGCTCGCCGTGGTGTCGCTAGAGAACGACGACGCCCCGGCCGGGTTGCCGGCGGTGCATACCGATCGGCATATCTATGCGGACAAGACGGCGGCTGAGGCGGCGGCCAAGGCGCGCTTGGCGGCGTTCAATCGCTCGACCGCCGGCGTGCGCTTCGAAATGCCCGGCCGCACGGACCTGTTTGCCGAGCGGCCGGTGATCGCCCAGGGCTTCAAGATCGGCCTTGACGGTGAATATCTGGCCGACTCGGTGGAACAGACCTACACCCAAGCCGGCTGGTCGACCACCGTCGAATGTAACGGCGGCAAGAATGGCAAGGCCAACGCCAAAGGCAAGAAAAAGAAGAAGGAGGCGAAGCCGGTCAAAGTCGTATCCCTGAAGTAACGCTACCGAGAACCAATAACCCGCCGAGTGCGGTTTTTTTATGCCTGGAGTTTGTATGTCCCTCACTCAGCAGCAGTTGCTGCAAATCCTCCCCAACGCCCGCCCAGTAGCGGGCGTTTTTGTGTCTGCCCTCAATCAGGCCATGGCGCGCTTTGACATCACGTCGCCGGTGCGTCAGGCGGCCTTTATCGCCCAGCTCGGGCACGAGTCCGCGCACCTGACCAAGTTGTCGGAAAGCCTCTACTACAAAGACCCCGAGCGCGTTGCGCAGCTATTCAAGTATGGCTTTGACCTGAACCATAACGGTCGGGTAGAGCCGGCCGAGATCGAGTTTGCCAAGGGGTATTTGCGAAACTCGGAAAAGCTGGCCAACCGTGTCTATGGCAGTCGTTACGGTAACGGCCCCGATGCGTCCGGCGACGGTTACCGTTACCGCGCCCGGGGCGCAATCGGCATCACCTTTCGCGACAACTACCGCCTGTGCGGCCAAGCGCTGGGCTTGCCGTTGCTCGACAAGCCCGAGCTGCTGGAGCAGCCGGAGTATGCCGCGCTGTCGGCGGCCTGGTACTGGTGGGATCGCGGTTTGAACGAACTGGCCGACGCCGGTCTGTTCGACCGCATCAGTCGCATCATCAACGGCGGCGACAACGGCCGCGACGATCGGCGTGAGCTGTGGGCCAAGGCCAAGGCGGTGTTATGTCAGTCCTCGATCTGATGCCGGCGTCTTTGCGGCCCTGGGCGATCGCCTTGGTACTGCTGTCGATTGCGGGGGCAGCCGCCGGCGGCGCCTGGACGGTTCAAGACTGGCGCTATGGCAAGGCCCTTGCGGAGCAAGCCCGTAAGTCCGCCGAGGCAGCACAGGGGCGCGTTGAGGCGGCGCTGGCGGCAGTGACGAGTGAACAGGGCAAGCGCGCCGCCTTGGAGAGCCGTCTGAAGGCCAGCGATGAAACCCATTACCGAGAATTGTCCGATGCAAAGAAAACTCAGCAACGTCTGTCTGATCGCCTTGCCACTGCTGATGTCCGGCTGTCAGTCCTACTCGCCACCGACCCCGGCCTCTCCCCCGATGACGGGGTGCCAGCCTCTGCCAGCGCCGGCGGCGTGGTTCATGGAGGCGCGCGCGTCCAACTTGACCCAGCGCATGCTCAACGAATTATCGGAATCACCGACGCCGGTGACCAAGGATTAACTGCGCTTCGGGCTTGCCAGGAATATGCAAGAGAAGTGTCAAGACGTAATTGATTTTCTTATGTGAACGCTAAGAAGGCGAGATAGGCTTTGCGCATTCCCCATATAAAAAGGCCGTAGGATAATAAGCCAAGAAAGATGGATGCAATATTAAATACAAATCCAGTGCGTTCATATTTTTCCGACTCAGCATAAAACCACTGGCTCAAATACGTCGATCCTGATGCTACAACTATAGCGAGAACTCCTGACACAAAGATAACAAGTGCGTCAGCAAAAACAGGTATTCGGGCTTGCTGAGCTTCGGTTAGCTTCCCTATGTACGCAAGCATGGCTACCGATGCTCCGCCATTCATGAGTAAAGCCGATTTGACCGCATTTTGACCGGATTGGATAACAGAGCGAAACATCTCAAGATCGGAAGCATGGTTGCTTTTTTCCCTTTCAACCATTAGTTGAAGCTGGGCCTTGATGTGCTCAATCTGGTCTGGACTAATGTCTCCAGGGGGGTTGGCTATAACTTTTTCAAGATATGAAATAAGGTTGTCGCACTTGATTGATTCACCATTGGTTTTTATCTCCTTAATGGAATTTAAAAGCTGCGCTGCAAATATTTTTACGCTCATTGACGGTCCTTTGTATGAGGGAGACTTTTAAGAAGATAGTCGATTTTCAATGGAATTATGCGTGCCTATTCAGTCGATAGGGCAGATAAGTTGAGCACCTTGATTTCGTACGTTCCCAATATCTTTGCTGACTTTGAACCATACGAACGCCTCGGTTGGCTCACCCTGGAGCAGCACCATCTGCTCGGCGCGCTCCATGGGCGTAGCCGGATCCAACCATTCCCGGGCCAGTTCGGGGTTGAGCGTCACCGGCTGGCGATCGTGAATGTCCACCATGCCGCCCTTGCTGTCTGCGGTGATGATTACAAAGCCGTCATACTCGCTCGGTCCAAATTCGGCGCTTGGGTATTGGCCGATCGCGGCGCACAGGATTGGCGCCCGGTCTTTCCGGCGGATCAGGTAGGGCTGTTTTTTCGGTCCGCCTTCGTCGACCCATTCGAACCAGTTGTTGATTGCGATGATTGCCCGGTGCGGCCAGATAGCTCTGAAGAACGGTCCGTGGGCGACTTTCTCTACCCGGGCATTGATTGGTGCAGCGCGGTCCTTGGCCCAGTGCGGCCGCCATCCCCAGCGAACCATGTCGGCTCGCAGAAACTGACCCTCCTGGTGGAGGAGGGCGAGCTGGGTGGTTGGTGCGGCGTTGTAACGCTCGAAAGTTTCGTCGCCTGCATAGTTGATCAGGGCGTTGGGCATGCTCAGTGCCGCGACAAAGTCGTGAATACCACTGTATTGGGAAAGGCGCCCGCACATGGGGAAAGTCCTCCGACCGTGCTTTCAGCGTAGACCAGAGACAAAACGTTACCGATCGTCAGCGACCAATTGAGCAATCGCCGTATCGCTCTGATACTGTGTTTTTATCCAGTATTGAGTGAGCAATGCAGTTCCTGATCGTACCCATGAGAGAACGCGGCGTCGCCAGATCCAAAAGAGATATCGCCAGTGCTGAGTCTGTAATGGGCGATATCATTTTCTCCAGTGCGCCGTCTGACATCCTCAAAAGAACGTCCAGCACCGCGTCTCTGCGGCATGGTGCTTGGCCGGGTGATGAGCCACCGCTTCGACCGCTTCTTGATGCTCGTCTGACCAGCATGGCAACGCTCGGTTTTACGCTGAGCGGCCTGGAAGAAGTCGACGGTGTGCTGTACGCGCAGTCTTGGTATTGCAGGGAGGTTTGATTGTGTTCGGTCGGCAGAACGCCGGAGATGAGTGGTGTTATTTCGCCATCATGGCGATGTAGGGTAGCCTACCCTCCTTCAAAAGGAGGGTCACAATGTTGAGAGTGTTCTTGTTTATTTTGTCATTGCCTGTACTGGCGCTGGTTATCTGGCTGCTGGTTGGCTACATGGACATCAACGATGGAGCAGCAGAGTGCATGAATTTATCTGGGCCTGCTCAGGAGAAATGCATGAAAGATCTGATCCAGAAATCGAAACCTGTTGAGGCAACGGCTAAGGCCCTTACAGGGCAAAAGTAAGGAACTACTGTAGGAATATCCAACGCTAAGTTATTGATTTTTATAGG